GCCTCGGTTTCTTTAGGGACCGCAACTCCTAAATTTAATAGGAGGCCTAAAATGACTGTGAAAGTACGTACAAAATATCTTCCCTATACCTTTGAGGCTTTGTCGCTGAATTGGATTATTCCACCAGCGCCTGATCCTTATAGGTTGGAGAAGACGGTCAATCACTATACTTATGACTGGGGTAAATACCTCTTTTTTAAGGAAACGATTGACAGCGTATCAACACCGTCATGGAATAAGAAGGTACCACAACAGGTAAGGTGGGTGCCGAAGTTTGGTAAATACCAAATCGACCCGCCGACTTTACCCAAGTTGCACATACCTCGTCCTCCGGTTAGTCCCGTATTCATTCCTCCGAAATTGCGAGTACTGAAGAATGATGGTATATTGAAAGTTCGATACGGATCCCTCCGTACCGTTTTCATGACACCATCACAAATCGAGAAAGCAATGAAGAAGAATGAGGAGATTAATCGCGCTCGTACTCTTAAGGCGCAAAAACGTTATAGCAGGGCTTTAGCTAGGTATAATACCCATCTTCAGCTCTGGCGTAACAAAAAGCTTCTTAAGGAGCGAAAATACGCTATAGCCATGTCCAAGTACCCCGGAAAGCTTGATAAATACAACAAGCTCATGGAGAAAAGGAGAAACGGCTATACACGTATGGTGAGGATCAGAAATAAGAAGGTTAGGACCGACAATCCGTATACACGTACAAGAGAATATCATACAGCTCCAACGGGTGTTGCTCATACGACTCAGTATTTTACAAAATCTGGGCCGCGAGCTGCTCCTGTTGTAGTGGTGTATGAGACTGATCTTAGTACGCATTCGTGGTTAGTCGGCATTTACTATCCTCTTATGACTTATTCCTACGTTATACCCGATGCGGATAGCCGTAATACGGCTTTTGCATCAGCCGACGCTAGAGCACGCAGTAAGTTATTCGAGAAGCTAAATCAGTATGATTTGCATATCGGTAACATTATTGCAGAACGCAATCAGACGGTGAAGATGATAGCTGACATTGCTAAAACCATAGCTCACATGACTCCAAAGAATGTCGTTAAGACAGCCCTAGGAGCCTTGAGGTCTAAAAGCCTCGCGAACCAATGGTTGCAGTATGTGTTTGGTATCAAACCTCTCCTTCAAGATGCGTACAGTGCTGGCACCGCTCTGGCTAAGATCTTAGACCCGAATAAATCGGATAAGATAGTAGTTCGGAGCGTGAGCAAGGGATCCAGTTCCGGGGAACAAAAATGGATAGGAGTCTTAGACGGGTCTTACCCGTCTTATGACCGATATCTATACCTCGAAACTGACGTTCAGATTTCTTATGTTCTTGAATATAAGATCACGAACGGCCCTCTAGACGCTTTGCAAGGTCTTGGTTTAATCAACCCTGCAGAGATCGCTTGGGAGGTAATGCCTTGGTCATTTGTTGTAGATTGGTTCCTTCCGCTTGGTAATTGGATTCAGAGTTTTACATCTGATATCGGATTAACCTTTGTAGGAGGCACCAAAGTAACAACGGTGACTGACCGTTATACTCTCAAAGTTTATGGCGATTACGGCATAAACCCGAGCACGTGGAAGAAGCAGTTTATCGACGTTCAGGGTAGTTATGTGAAGGAAACGAAAACAAGGGAGGTGCTTACAAGCGCCCCTCTGAAGCCGTTACCTCACTTTAAAAACCCTCTGTCGAAGATACATCTTGCCACTTCACTTGCTCTCCTTCGTCAAATGTTTCATTGAGAAAGGATGTAACTACCATGGGTGCATTTGCAACCATTACGCTTAACAATGGAGAATCGACTCCGGTAGCCCACGACTTCGATCCGAATACCCTAACGGGTACCGTATCGACCTTCGCCGACAGGGTTGATGGTATTTCGGTTGGTTATCCGAATATCACCATCCTGACAAGCGTACCTTCGAAGACGTCACGTCTTTATAAGGTGCGTGCGAAGATCGTCTTGCCGGTCCTTGAAACGGTCACTGCGTCGACGTATAACGGGATTACTCCCGCTCCTACGAAGGCCTATGACCTGACCGCTGTTGTCGAGTTTTTCATACCGGAACGTTCAACACTTGCACAACGCAAGGATATTCGGGCATATATGTCCAATTTCCTGGCGCACGCGGTGATGACCGATCTGGTCGAAACGCAAGAAACGATCTACTAGCTAGTAGACTGTTTCTAACGGCAACAAGTTGCTCAGAATTTCTCTGAGTAATTCAAGACAAAGGACGATGTCATGGGTAAACCGCGTCGAGATCGATCCACTTCGTGGAAACGATCTTTCTCCAGCTTTAAGCTTCCACCAGCTGAGTTAAACTCAGCAATCAAGTCGTTTTACGAG